CCTGGAAGTGGTGGAAAAGAATCAGCAGAAGCTACAGCAAGAAACTTGGCAGGTTGGAAAGTGATAATTGATAGGCCGGTGGGCGATAAAGTACAAAGAGCAGACCCTTTCGCTACACAGGTGAACGCAGGTAATGTATATTTGAAACCGGCCCCGTGGAATGCAGATTATATAAGTGAATTGAGTTTCTTTCCAAAGTCACAATACAAAGACCAAACGGATGCCTCAAATGGGGCATTTTCATTCTTAACCAGAACAGTTAAAGTAGGAGCGGCATGGTGAAACCAATACCTCCAAATTACAAGGATGTCATGTTTGAGCAGGGTGATAAATGTGCCTATTGTATAGATATCAAGAAAGCATTAGGTGATGATAGATGTGAAAAGCATAAGTGTTATGTAGCGTTGTATTATGTTTGCGATGATTTTAATAATGGGAAGGAGAATAATAAATGATTCCTCTAATAGGTATTATGATTGGCTTGTATATTTTGGCAAGGTATAGCGAAATGTCAAAAAATGCTGGAGGCGGTACTAAATTCATCTTGATTATATTTTCTTTGATTACTGTGTTTTGTTTGATGGGTTTATTTTTTACAGGAATGGGAATGCCATAAGAAAGGATTAAGAATGGAAGAAGTAAAAAATGGTGAAACAAAAAAAATAGATGTTAGTATGCGAGGTGAGTTAGAGGGCCTACTGATTCATAATGCAACAACCTTGAGCCGTGCTGTATTAGCGGGCTTAACTGGAACCACACGGGATATAGATACCGAGTGTGGTTATTTGTCAACTATTTCCATAGCGGATTATAAAAATATGTATGATAGAGAAGGTGTGGCAACAAGAGTGGTAAATTTGATGCCAGAGGAATGCTGGGCAAATAATCCAGAGATATATGAGCAGGAGGATTCAGAAAAAACTGAATTTGAATTACAATTTAATACTCTCCAAAAAGAAAGAAAGCTATTCGAGTATCTCAGAATGGTAGACGAATTGAGCGGAATAGGAAGATTTGGTTTGTTGCTGTTAGGTATTGATGATGGGAAAGAATTGAATTTACCTATTGAAGGAATAAATTTATTGACAGGTGAAAAAACAGGTAATCAAACTTATTCTTTACTATATTTGAAAGTGTTAGATGAATCGGTAGTCACAATCTCAACAATGGAAACAAACACTACCATTCCTCGGTATGGTTTACCTACACTTTACAAGGTTACGTTTGAAGATAAATATGGAGACGTTGGGACAAGTCAGGTGAAAGACGTACATTGGACACGGGTAATACACATAGCCGATGGAAGAAAATCAAGCGAAGTATATGGCACGCCGAGAATGAAAAACGTATTCAATCGATTGATGGACATAAAAAAGATAGTATCAAGTTCGGCGGAGATGTTTTGGAAAGGCGGTTTTCCAGGTTATAGTTTTGAAGTAAATCCAGAGATGTCTAATGCTACCATTGATTCTGAAGGTTTGAAAGAGCAGTTAAGCAGTTATATGAACGGCCTGCAGAGGTACATAGCTACTTCGGGGATGTCAGTTAAATCTTTGTCACCGCAGGTAGCCGATCCCTCTGGACATCTTGAAACTCAAATAAAAAGCTTGTGCATAGGATTGGAAGTTCCTTACAGGTTATTTGTTGGGAGTGAACAAGCTCAATTAGCTTCTGGACAGGACACTAAGACTTGGAATAGAAGAGTAGCTAAAAGGCAGAATGGGTATGTGACAGAAAGAATAATAAGACCATTTATCGATAAGTTGATACTATTGGGAATATTGCCGGAAGTGGAGGAATACTTTGTTGATTGGCCGGATTTGAATGCCCCCACAGACCAAGAGAAAGCAGAAGTGGCTTTAACACGGACAGACACGATTATTAAATACGTTGGTGGGAATGGTGTTGGTTTAATTAGAGAGAAACTTTTCCTTACAATGATATTAGGAATGACAGATGAAGAGGCACAGGCTATTGAAGATGATATGGGTGGGTTTGATATTGAGGCAGATGAAAGTAATAGTAATCAACAAGTTCAAATAGAAAAAATTTCTCTTGCAAATAATACAGATGAAGAAGATGGAGTGCTTTCTGAAAAGGATTATCGTACCTTTACCAAGAATGAATCTGACAGTAAAGGAAATTGAAGATATTTGATGTGATGTATAAGATAGAAATATAAAGGATATAATGGCTAACTGGTTGAAAAGAGACCCATCGAGAACTTCTATTTTGCGTCGGCAGTTTATGGCTGATATGAAAAGAAGGTTTAAGGCGGTATCAAAAGAGATTGTGAAGTTTATTGTAGAAGAAGATGCCTTTGGTTTAATTCCTTCTAAACCTTTTACTTTGAATGTTGAAAAACAAGCTTACAGATTCTTAACGAATTCTGATAAAGTAAAAACATATCGGAAGTGGTTAAAACAACAAGTTGATGCTAAAATATTATCACCCATTAGCCCAATGAATAATAAACCTTGGACTTCTGTGTATGTAACCAGTGCGTATAAGAAAGGAATGTTCAGAGCATATACACAAGTTCACGCGGAGGCATTAGCAGTCACCCCTAACTTTTATAAGGGTAGCTATACTCAATTTCTCAGGGATAGTTTTAATCAACCGGAATTATTATCGAAAGTGGAACTGCTATCAACCAGAGCCTTTAATGAAATGCAGGGGATAACAGATACCATGAGTCAGCAGATGTCGAGAATACTGGCTGATGGATTGGCTCATGGAACGGGCGTTGGTAGTATTGCAAAGGAATTGACGGATACGGTAGGTAATATAAGCAGAAAGAGAGCAATGGTTATTGCCCGAACTGAAATAATAAATGCTCATGCGGAAGGACAATTAGATGCCTTTGAAATGTTAGGCATTGATGAAGTGGGAGCGGAGGTTGAGTGGAGTACGGCGGGAGATGATAGTGTCTGTGAGCAATGTGATGAATTGAGTGGTCAGGTTTATCTAATTGATGATGCGAGAGGAATGATTCCTCAACATCCAAATTGTAGGTGTGCGTGGTTGCCGGTAGTGAAATGATGAATAAAATAGAACAAGAAAAATTATATGAACAGATAGAGCCTATTTTGTACAAGGCCGCTTATCACACTTTGAAAGTATTAAAATACGAAAGGGTGTATTTTGATGTGGAGGAGTTAATTGCAGAAGCATGGATTAGAGGAGGTTTTGAAAATTGTGACTATGTAAGTTCACGTGCTTTTTATAATATGATTGATTATATAAGAGAGAAAAGAGGAACACGTTCTAATCGTATCAAATTGCTTCGATCCACTTTTAATATGTCTTATCTCGAACGTAAATTAAAAATGAATGATAGAGAATTTTTTCTAATCAATCCAATTGATTATTTTAAGGATATGTATTCCTTTGATAATTTGATGGTGTTATGCAGGAAGGTTGGTTTAAGCAAACTCGAACGACGGGTAACGATAGAAATATATTATCGGGAAAAAAATCAAAGAGAAACGGGTAATGTATTAGGTTACACGGACTCCAGAATAAGCCAAATTCATTCGTCCGCTATTCGAAAGATGAAAGAGGCTTTCCCTTCCAAGGCTATATTTTTAGAGCAATATGGATAATGCGTAGCCTTTGATTTAATGTGTTTTCTTTTTGGTTTAGGGTAAATATACTCCTTTCTTAAAATAACACGGCTCAAGTGAATGTAGGCGGTATTTTAGGGGATGTAGCAGGCTGTTAAACAACAATATTTCATAATTTTATGCTTTTTCTATAATTTTTTTAGTTGTTTTTCTTACATATATCAAATTTAATGAAACCCTTTATATAGTATAACTTTACCCATTTTTGGTATGTATTTATTTTTCTACTAATCTTCATTCACTTTCCTTTCAGTTTTAACAGCTTCAAAAAGATTTTACTTTGACTTTCCAAAATTGACTATAGATTAAATATGTGAAAAGCGATTAGATTATCAGAATTATAGAAAAGAAGTAAAAATGAGGAGATAAAAATAGATGCCTGTTAGATTTGATAAAGAAAAAGGCAAATGGTGTTGGGGCAGTAGATGTGTTTATGATACGAAAGCGGATGCAGAAAAAGCGGGGAAAGCAATAGAAGTCCAAACACATAATTTATTTCAATCTATTCCAATAACCTGTAATTTTATTGGCATTACTCGAAATGATAGAATGGAGGGCAAAGAGTATCTTGTGGCTCCAATGATAATGTTGGTTGAGGGTGTGCACGCGGGCAGTAATGGCCCTTTGTACTATCCCGCCGAGGAATTAGGTAAAACCCCTGCTGTCTGGAACTATAAACCTGTCGTTGTTTATCATCCACAAAGAAATGGAGAGGGATGTAGTGCTTGTGACCCTGATATTATAACCAATCGAAAAGTTGGTTTAATAATGAATGCAGTATTTAGTGAGGGTAAGTTAAAAGCTGAGGCGTGGTTAGATATTGAGAGAGCAAAGGTTGTTGATAACCGTATATTAGATGCGATTGAAAAGAAAGAAGTAATGGAACTTTCCACTGGGGTTTTTACCGATAATGAGGCGACGGAAGGTAAGTGGAACGGCGAATCATATTCATACATAGCTCGTAACTATCGTCCTGACCACTTAGCCCTCCTGCCGGACATGAAGGGGGCCTGTTCTATTCAGGACGGAGCGGGCTTCCTTCGACTTAATGTTGAAAAGAATCCTTTATTAGATGAAAAGGAAAAGTATTATATTGAAGATAATGCGGTTTCCCTTCTTCCATACTTTTTTGGCTTTGTAAAAAACAGTATTAGTTTTGATGAAATTCGGAATAAACTTCAAACCAAACTTCGGGAGAAGGTAGAAACAGGTTGGATAACGGAAACGTTTGATAGCTGGTTTGTGTATGAGAAAGATGGAAAACTATATAAGCAGAGTTATGTGAATGATAAAAATGGTTTGAGATTTGAGGGACTGCCAATAGAAGCAGTTCGTAAAATTCAATATGTGGATATGAACGGAAAAATAATTTTGAATAACAGAAAGGATTTAATAATGGAAAAAGAAAAGTTAGTTAAAACAATAATTGAAAGTAACTCAAATGGGTTTGGTGAGGCAGATAAAGAAGAGTTAATGGCGATGAATGAGGGGACTCTTAAAAAATTGATGCCGACAGATAATGAGACAGCAGAAGAGAAGAAAAAGAGATTAGAGGAAGAGGCAGCGAAGGCCTTAGCAGATGAGAAGAAAAAGAAAACAGAGAATGCAGAAACATCGATAAAAGTAGATAATGGAGAGGAACAGACAGCAGAAGAGTACATTACTAAAGCTCCTCCGGCCATTCAAAGTATTCTGCGTAACGCTCAGAAGATTTACGATGAACAGAAGGGCAAGTTGGTCACCTTTATCACGGCTAATAAGAGTAATACATTTATGAAAGAACAGCTTGATAAGATGGATATGAGCATGCTTCAGTCCTTGGCAAAGCTGGCAGTTACACCAGAAACCGCATTACCCCGAATGAATTTTAGTGGGCAGGCGGATGTGATTGATATAACCACAAATGATGTCAAACCCAATGATTTGGATTTGCCTGTTATAAATTTTGATAAGGCATAGTTGTAAAGTGGAATATAACATATAAAAATAAAAGCAAGGTAAGAATTTAGAAGAAAGGATTATAAGATGGCAAAAACAAGGGTACATTCAAAAGGTGATTATAGGCAGGAGGAAGCTATTGCTGGAGCGGCTGGGATTTATCCAGGTATGCTGCTTAAATTAAATGCGAGCGGTGAAGTGGTTGTGCATTCAACCGAGGGCGGTAGAGCAGAGAAGGCGTTTGCAGCGGAGGATGCTCTTCAGGGCGGAACTGTATCCACAGTTTATACGAATGATTCC